CCGTAAGCTATAGTAGATCTTGAAATTTCAAAGTCATCAAAGCGAACTGTGATATTAGTTCCACTGACAGAAGTCGAAGTACCTTTATGGATACAAAGTCTGTATGACGTTGAGTTTGAATTTGTTTGGAAGTTAGATACGAAAGGTTCTGCGACAGTTGTTGAATTTGAATAAAGTCGGTAAGTCGAAGGTTGAATTAAAGTGCCCTTGGTAACGTCATAAATCCATACCGTGAAGTCTGAGTCACCGGCACTTGTCCGGTCTGCATCATTACCAGCCGCAAATGTTCCACCTGCAACTTTGTAATAAAACCTAATGCTCATCATTGCAGGAGAGTCACCACTATCAGTTGTGAATGCGTAAGACACACCTTCACCTTTACGAGTGGCTCCTGTGTTTAATGTTGCTAAGAAATTATTAGAGTCGTGAATGGCACTTGAAGCCGATGCAGCCCAAGTAGAGTTCGGTGCTCCCCCTGTACAATCGACAGGTTGTGTTCCAGCCGCATCCACATAGGTTGACCAACCAGTAGTAACTCCACCTTCAGCATTCCAATTGGTGACATAGTTTTTCTTAGGTGTTGCATTATCCCATCTAAGTCCTGCAGTTGCACCAGAATCAGCGACTAATACTTTACCATTGGAGCCCACAGAAACACCTGCAACAACCCCACTTGAAACACCTGCAACTAGATCCCCTTTAGCTGAGTAGTTTGACGTGCTGAGCTTTCCATTCAACTGAGTCTGAGCAGAGCTTGTTAAGTCTAAGTATGAAGCTTGTGAGCTATTCGCCGCTGTCGCAGTTAAGTTACCAGAGGCGTCGGTCGCAAGTAATTTAGACGCTGTTAAAGGCGTTCCTATAGTGCCTGTGAAAGTGGGTGATGCAGTAGGCGCCTTAGCAGCTAAAAGTGTTGTCAGCGAGCTTGAAACATCCAAATAACCTAATGCTGTGGATGTCGTACTTGAAGCTGATAAATTACCAGAGGCATCGGTGACAAGAGCCATTGATGCAGTAAGTGGCGTTCCAATCGTGCCAGTGAAAGTAGGGGACGCCGTGGGAGCTTTTGCGTTTAAAGCAGTTTGTAGATCTGTCTGATCTGAAAGCGTCCCAGTGATGCCACCCCAAGCGCCGCCGCCACCTCCGCCGTCTAACACATCCCAAGTGCCCGCAGCTGATCCAGCCGCTCGTAAGTGGAATTCTTTTTGAAGACCTGCTGAGATAATAGTTAAAGCGCCGCCGCCTGACGTTTGAATCGTCGCTGTGCCTGTAGACTTATTAATTATTAAAAATCTGCGTGATAGGGGAATTGTCGTGGCATCAGGCAAAACAAAAGTCTGAGTCGAAGTGCCTGTTAAGATCTGCTTAGTCTGTGAGTCTTTTGTGAGAGTCGTAGTGCCTGCAGCTGATGCAATTTCATTAAATCCTTCGATTAATGCAGGCCCTTGTGTTTTAGTTCCAAGGACATCAGCATTTGAGAAAGAAACAAATAAAAATAAAAGTGTAAAAATTAAATTAAACGTCTTCATTGACTGTGTACTCCATTTTATAATTTGCGGTGTCAGTGGGAGCATTTAGCTTCACTGTGAATCCATTCACTGTTTTTGCTGTAATCATTCCATTTAAAAAGATTGGATCGGCATCAGCTGTGTTGATAAAAACTGCATTAACTCTGTAAGCCGTGTTTGCTACAGCAGTCGAGAAAGCTACCGAGAAACTAGAAACGCCACTTGAAATTGAGTGCGATCCAGCCCTTAAAGCAGTGCCAGTGCCGCCACCACCTCCGCCGCCACCAGCAGGAATTGATATGTTGTCTACTGGAGTGCCAACTGGGACATCATCAGCATCAGTTAGAACAAATTTGTAATTTGTCGTGTCTGATAACCAAAGATCACAAGCACCGTTTGAATCTAAAATAATTGGATTTGTATTTTCAGAGCCACCATTGTCAGTGTAAGTGACTGCAGGATTCAGAGTTCCAGCGTAGTAAGTATATAATTTTCCTCCGACCAATGGATCACCATTGCCGTCAACAAATCTTTGTCGTGGAGTAGGGGAAAGTAAAATTGACATCTTATTGCTCTCCTTTGTTTAAGTAACCAGTTCTAATTTTTTGCATGACGTTTTCCATGGCTTTAGATCCTGGTGTTAAATCAGAAGCTTCGATTAAAAGCTTTTTTCCTTTTTGAGTTTTTAATAATTCTTGAATGACAGCAGAGTCGCTTAACTCGCCATTAACATCATGTTTGATGATTTTTTCAACACCATCAAAGGCCCATTTATCTGGCCCTTTCATTGGTTTTTTTTCACTGTCAGCGACATTTTGAAGCATTGCTGAAGCTTTTTGTGATAATGGATTTGATGCTGTTTGTTCTAATACCGTTGGGTTTCTTGATATTTTTTCAGCAACACTTGGAGCCTGAGACATTAAGCGCGAAGCTCTATCTAAAGCGACAGCAGTATTTTGAGCTCCAAATCTTTCAAGGCCCTTTTTTGCTCCCAACAATCCAGCAGTTGAGGCAAGCGAGTCCATTCCTGATCTTGCTACTTCTGGAGCGCCTCCGCCAATTACAGCCCAATCAGTTATGCCAATAAATTTATTTCCAAGCTCTCTAGCTGATTTATTTTTAAGAAGAGCCTCTGCATCTTTTGCTGTGGAGAAAATTTTATTTGAATCTCGAACAATTTTTCCAAGATCAATAGAGTCTGCGCCCTTTTCTGCAGCTTTGTTTATCTCTTCTCTAACTGTGTTATATACAGTTTTTGCAAGTTCGTTTGATTCATTTGATCTTGAGGTATCAAATTTTGCTTTTTTGCCAAGGTTTGAAACAAGTTCTTGAGCAGTTTCCATAGAAATGTTTCCACCACCACGAGACAAAATATTATCAATTTCAGGATTTAGTTTTTTAATTAATTCCTGTGTGTCTAAGTGCTGTCTGTTTTTTCCCTCTAAAACTTTTTGTTCTAATTTTGTGGCAACATCTAAAGGGTTGAAAGTTGATTTTCCAGCCTTATCAATTTGATCATAGGCAGATTTTCTTGCTTCCATTGCGGTTTTCTTAATAGATTCATTTCTAGAAATTAAATCTTCAGTGCTAGCTAGTGGTGACAAAAGATTGTCTATTGAGTATCTTCCAACTTCTTTTAATTTTTCATCTCCAAGCTTTTTAGCAGTAGCTCTTTCGACGCCAATTGCTCTAGCTCCAAATTTTTCTGCTAAATCCTTAGTTTTTGATCCTAATGATGAAACTGCCTTACCAACATAAGGAGCAGCGGCAGCCGTAGCGCCACCGACAGATGCGCCGATTAAAGCGTCTTTAACGATTCCTTTTGTTGAGTCCTCATCCGAGTAACCTGCGCCAGAAGCAGCTCCGACGCCAGCTGCTCTAGCTGCTATTGAAGCAAGTTTTGCGCCTTTGGCAGCAGCAACACCTGGGACAAAAGCAGTTGAAACACCACCAGCAATTTCCCCACCTAGATATGAACCTGGGTTTTCATCTTTTGCTTTTTTGAAATTATTCCTTGATTCGTCTCTGTATAAAGCATAGAGCTTTCCGAATTCGGTGGGATTTCCATTAGCCTTATTCCATAAAGCCTCAACACCACCAGAGATCTCATCTGCAAAACCAAGCGTAGCACCTTGAGCAGCGCCCCTTGCAAACGATTCACCCTGTGTTACACCCTGCTTTTGATCAACTGATTTGTAATCGTCCCAATTAAATGATGAGCTCGAACTTTGTTTTGGTTGTTGCACATCATTTGTTTTTTCTTTTTGCTTTGCTGTTGGAAAGCTGTCCCAATTAAATTCTGACATTACCAACCAGCCTGCTGAGGAGCTAATTTTCCACCAGCCCTAAGAGCGTCCTGCAATTTATCTTCAGGAATTTCTTTTATTGTTCCATTTGGAGCTACAATATTAATAGTTCTTGCAGTTGGTTTTTGTGTTAAAGATTCTTTTTTAGCTTCTTTGTTTGCATTAAAATTTACTAATACATGTTCAGGATTAATTCCATTAGCCTTAGCTAGTTCAGAGAATTTAGAATCAACTTGATTTTGAATATCCATTTGAGCTTGATAAACTTTTCCAGCTTGGTTTATAAAATCTTGTCTTTGCTCTGTATTTAATCTTTGACCACTTTGAATTCTGTTATACATATTCAGAACTTGGCTTGGCACTCCGGCGGCATTTTGAGCATTTGCGAACTCACCCTCACGAACGGTTGATCCTGGATCAAGCATTTTCATGTAACCAAAAATTAGTGACAAATCACCAGCGGCAGAAGGATCTTTTGCTGCGTTTTGTATTTTATTATATGAAACTGCCACATCTTGCGTCGCCTTTGTTGTCGGCAAGTTATTACGTTCTTTTCGCATTTCGTTTGCTAGGTTTGTTGATGCGCTATTTTTCTTATTACTGTCTTCTCGTGCTTTAAGATCTAGTTCGCGTTCTTTTAATGAATAATTTCTATCGTTATTTTGCTGCTCTTGTTTGAATTTCGCATCAGTTGCATAGCTAGCAATATTTTTAAGATAACTATGAACTTCTGGGGTTAGAGTTGGGGATAGAGATGAGACATCAAGTCCCATTTTTTTACCCGTGCTTAATCCAAAAGTATACGCATTTTGTCTTTCTTCTGGTGTTTTTGCATTTTCAATATTGTAAAGAGTCGTATTAATTAGTTCAGAAGTTTGTTTATTTAATTCTGATTGCTGTTTTAACTGAGCAGCTTGTTGCTCTCTTTGTTGTTGCGCCAAAGATGAGTATTCTTGAGCGTGTCCACCCTCTGCAAGTTTTGATAATGTAATTCCAATATCTTGCTTGTAAGTGCCATCAGAGTTTTGAACCATTCCAGCCTTAAAAGCATTTTCTATGTTTCTTTGTTTTTGCTGCTGCCTAATCATGTCGCCCATTTTCATGCCTTCAGCGTATGATCCCAATGGATCAGCAGACTTTTGTTGGAAATAAATACTAGAATCAATCATTGCCATGGATTAACCCTCCGCCATTGTTGCTAAGAAAAGTGATAACAATTTAGGTAAATGAATTTGTTTGAAACCGTATTCATTTTCAAAAACTAGAGATTTTCCCAGTTTAGATTTCTCTAGGTCTTGAGCCATAACTCCGACCCATTCACCTTTTCCGTGCTCATCATTTTTGTAATTAAATGCGAATGCCTTAAGTAAAGGCTTCATTTCTTCAAGATCTTCTTTAGAAACTGCAGCGATATTTTCTTTTAATCTTTCATCTGAAAACATTGCGGCCATGCCACCGCCTTGACCAGCTGCCTGGCCTGCGGCTTTGATTGATCCGTTAACAAAATCAGCCATTCTGTTAGCACCAGCAATTTGATTTGAAGCTGAAGCATTTCCCATTCCGATTGCGTTTCCTGCTACTTGTGAGCCGTAGTTTCCAGCGGAGTTGACATTTGTATTTGATGCTTGAGAGCCAAATCCTGCTAATGTTGAAAGACGATTAAAGTTTCTATTGTAAGCCTTGTCGTATTCATTTGATGCATAATCTTGACCATACTTAGTCAAAGCTTTCATTGTTGCGCCACTATTTCCCATACCACGAGCAGCAGCTGCGCTATTGATTGCCTTCATGCCTTCATTCATCCTGAATTGATAACCAGGATCTTGTTGTTGCCAGTTTGCCATGAAGTCGCCTTGCATTTGCCCTAAAGCCTGACTTCCAGCTTGCCTCCAAGGCTCCATGTCAGCACGTTGCTGATCATACATTCCCCTTAAAGTGCTGTTAGCTGAGTCAGTAGCACGTTGCTGAGCTGCCTGCGCTCTATCACCAGAGTAATTTGTTATACCAATGGAATCAGTGACATTACCAAGTGCTTGTCCAATATCTCCGCTACCCATTATTTTTCCTCCATGAAATTTAAAGCTATTAGTAAAATATTTTGATCAGCGCGAACGACCTTGAAGCCAACTTTTAAGGCTGCCATCAAAGTGCTGTTTGCGTTTACATCGAATAAATGAATATTTGCCGTGATAACTTCGGCTTCGTGAAATGTTGCAAGTCCGATTAAGTTTTTTATTAAATCAGAGCCAAGGCCATTTTTTCTCATGCCCTGTCTGACGTACATATCAACTATGAAAACTTCTTTTCCGTTTACTTTATAAACAATGAATCCAGTTTCATTTTCTAGAATTTCGTGACCTAATCTTTCATTAATATATTTTGCGTAAAGCGTATCTGCTATCATCACGCCACCTTTGCCGAGAGCGTTCTTGCTCTGTAAGTAATTTTTGAAATGTTCGCAGTACCTGTCATATTTGAAGACGTGTATTGAACTTGACCGCCTGTAGTGATTGAAAAAGTAATTCCAGCAGCATCAGGACCAGTTGATCCGATGCTAACAATATTCCAAGTGCCTGCGACTGGCTTATAAACAACCGCAAAACATCCAGTTTGAATTAATTCAGTAGGGGAGAGTGTTGGTCCTGTAATTCTTTGAATCACATACTCAACAATGGCTTGATTTACTTTTCTGTAATCAAATTGAAGCCCAGTCATGTCAACCGCTGTAGCCTGATTATTTAAAAGCACAGCTGTTTGCTCAATTCCTAGTGGAAATAATCTATCAAATAGACTTCTGAAAAAGTTTTGCCAAGCGACTGTCAAAAATCCTGTTTTCTCAACTGTAGGATTTTCATAAGGTGGGTTAAGTGACTTAATGCCAATCGTTGCCATTAGCTTCTCCCAACTTCGATGTCCACATCGACAGCTAAAATGTTCAATCTGACAGGATCAGTTACTCGAACTTTGTAAATTCTTTTTCTGTATGAACCAAGACTCCAAAATATTACACGCTTAAATGTTTCTCCAATTTTTCCAATAGATTTGGTTTGCTCTCCAGACCAGGTCCTTCCGTCGTCATTGCTCCATTGAAGAATGATTTTAGGATCATGGCCTTGACCAACTTCGTTAGTTCCAACGCCAACCTCCATGTCGATTCTTAAGGCGTGACAAGTCATTAGCAATCCAGCGGCTGAAACGTGAGGGAAAACTCTCTCTCTAACTATTGGCTCAGTTCCAAACAAATAAGAATCAGGATTTAGCTTGTAGATTTTGTTCGTTTCGTAATCAGCAGCAATGTGTTGATTTAAATAGGGAAAGAATTTTAAATACTCGAGACGGTGTCTATTAAATGATCCACTTAAAAGACTATATTGTTCAAACCACTGTCTTGTCGTTATGTCATAACACCATGTAGCTTCTGTGAAGTTAATCACATAGAAATTATGGCCATCGATCTGATAAGTGTAAGCTTTTGCGTCTGATAAGTTTGTATATGTAGCTATTTTTTGCTCTAAAGCGTGCGTGCTAACTCTCTCAGCATTCATGCCTTGAAGTTGACAGATAATTCCTTGCCCATACTCATCACGAGAAAGCCAAAGAACAATCGAATCAATTTTTGCTACACTTGAAATAGCCAAACATCCTTTTTCAATGAATCCACCTTGGACTCGCTCAAAAGGGAAGTCTGCATTACCAACATTTGCGAAAATTTCAGTCGATCTTTCGTTAAAAATAATCAAATCACGACGATTTGTGATGATTGAAATAATACTATCAGGATCACCCTCAGATGAGGCGAAACTAAGAGGATCAACTGCTAAAGAATTCCAATCAGATGCGAAGTATAAACCTGAATCTTTTTGAATAAAGACAAAGTATCCATCAACCCAAATAACTTTTATAGCATTGTCAACTCCTGGATAACCAAAAGAAGGAAAGTCACCAAAACTATCTACTGGAAGGCCACCAGATACTGAATAAATATACGCATAACAAAGAGTGCTTCCATCAACAAAAACTGTAGTTCCAGGAGCGCTTGCCGCAAATACTGGTCCGCTAGAAGTTGGTAACGTTCCTAGTAAAGTAGTTCCCCAAGTCGCGGTGCCAGAATCATAAATGGCTTTATAAACCTCATCTCCGCTAACAATAAAAACTCTATTGCTTGGTCCGATGCCGTCTTTTAAAGGATTGTCCACATGTATAAGTCTGATAGGGCCAGAGCCCACAGTAAAAAGATGCTCGTATCCTGGAACTGATTTCAAATAGGCAACTTGAGCCTCTTTTCCGGATCCAGACTCAATCATTTCAGGGTACATATTAATTAAGCGTTGAGCATCAATGGCTTTTGATTTTAGAGGATAAGAAGGTCCAACAAAGCCTTGAAACTTATTCCACGTCATCGATAGCCGCCTGTCAGAATATCAAAGCGTCTTCGATAATTGCTAACACCAGTATCATCGCAAATCATCGTTTCAATGCTTGTATTTTTTCTCATGATTTCAGCTTTAACATCTGTCAAAGTCTGTAATTGTCTTGGAGTTAACTCCTTACCGAATTCAGGTGCAATGCGATCGGCAGTTCCATAAACTAACAAATCTTCATAACCTGGTGGCAATTCAAAAACTGTGCTTAAGTTTACAAATTTCTCGACTGGCTTTTGTAAGTACAATTTTATATTTGCCGCTGAGCTTGGCTTAGGCCAAATGTTCAACTCACCTAGAGGTGATGCAGGATTGTAAAATAGTTTTGTTGGAATATCAGAAGATAAATCTTTGTTAGATATTTTTGCCCATTCATCAAAGTTTAGAATTGAAATCGGTGTTTCAATTCCATTGATTAGTGTGCTTGCCTTCACAACTCCAATCGGACGAGTGATGGCAAAATCGCCACCACTTCCGAGCGTGTAAGTTTGCTGACCAGAGATTAAAGTGAGTGATTGATACTCATTTTCATAGATCATGAAGCCATTATTTTTCCATGAATCAATCATGGCATTCATAGCCGTCAAAGCATCTTGAGCCATTGATGCATCAGGCGTTTCGCCTCTAGCAATAACTCCGATAAGCCTTAGTGATCTATTGATTAAATCTCTGACAGTCATTTAAACCTCTGAAAAAAAGGGGGAGATTAATCCCCCTAGTTATAATTATCCTAAGATTTGACATCCCCACTCAGGACGAGCAGCAGCCCATCCGTAAGCAACGTCAAGACGGCAACGGAATTTGTCATTTGAGAAATCGTAATCGCGAATGATACGAACTGAAATTCCAGTTTCAGGATCAGTCTCAACCGCTGAGAAGTGAACGCCTTCTGGTTTTTCTAATGGAACGAAAGCTAGTGCCATTGCATCTTCGTGAACCAAAAGGTTAGAAGCTGTTACAGCAGAAGTTCCGATTGAAGCGTCGCCACCAGAGAAAGTCAGACCAATGTTATCAGCTGGTAAAGCTGAAACATTTTGCAATGAACCAGTAGAGTAGATTGCTGGGCTGATTGAAAGAGTAGCGTTACCAGAAGCATCAGAAGCTGCATCAGCAGTCACAACGAATTGTTGTAAAATGCCTGTATCTTGCTTTGTGATTGGATTAACTTTGTTAACACCAGCGATAGTGAAAACGTCACCAGCTTTTACTCTGTTCGCAGCAGCAGCAGTCCAACCATCTGTAACTAACGTAGTTGCTCCCTGAGAGGGAACGCCGTTTGTTAATGGAGTTCCACCACGCTGACCAGAAGTATGGCTGTGAAGGTTTTGTGATAAAACCCATTTTCCACCAGCCGCAAATCCCATAAGACCGCGCTTGTATTGCCTAGAAATTTCTGTTTGATCAGCAAACAAACCTTTCAATGCATCGACGATTTTTGTAGATGCTGCAGGATTGATTAAGTATGCAAACTTATCATCCATAGGGCCACCAGACTCTTGAATTTTTTGCATTGCTTGTAAGTATGTTAACAATGCACTTGGAGTTGTCGCAGCAGTACCGACAGCATTAGCGATGCTTTTTGCAGCCAAAGCATTTCCGTCAACATCCACTTGATTAACAAGTGCAAGTGACGCTGATTTTAAATATCTGTTTGCGAAATCATCGATAGAAAGTGTCAAATCAGACGATAAGAACTCGAAACCAACGTGCTTTTGAGTATCAATCGCTAAATTGAAGTAATCTTCTGTAACATCTTGCGCCGAATAAGTAGCACCGTTTGTTACTGTGAATCTGTTTGGTTTTCTGATTTTCTCAGTAGTACCAATCTTCGCACCTTTTTTAGCGAAGTCTTTTGAATATGAAGAATTACAGTGACCTGAAATTCCCATACCGTTTTTGAATTGCATAAGAGCTTCTTTTGCAATCACACTTGGAGTTAAAATTGAATTTGCCATTTTTTATTTTCCTTTATCTTTTTGATTTAAGTTGTTGCATCCTTAAACGCTCGTATTCAGAAAATGAGAGGCTTGGATCATCCAAAGATTTCTTTGAAATGGCTCCGCCCTTTGCTCCCACTGGTGAAATTGGCGCAGGTGCATTTGTTGTTTTTGGTTTAGGTTTTTGTGATTCAGAATTTTTAGATAAGCGATCCTCTAAGACGCCAAGAGCTTTAATCAGAGCTTTATCGGATAGCTTATTAAGCCGCTCGATTTCTTCTGGTTTATTTGCCAAGTCGTACATTAGTTGAGGCGCAAGATCAGACTCCAAAATCATGTTTTGAAGATCTTTTGAAAGATCAACTTCACATGAATCAATGACATCATCAAAATCAGTGTGTTCTTTTTTGAACTCATTGATTTTGGACTGAAATGTTTCAGCACGCTTTTGCGCTTCGGTCTTAGCCTGAGTTTTTTCACTCTCAGCTTTGGCTTTAGCTTCACGCTGCTCAATTTTCCAATCAGTCAAAGCATCCAAATATTCAGAATAAGTATCAAATTTATCTGGATTTGGTTTACCCTCATCTTTGCTTTCATTTTTAGAATTTTCCTTGGGAGTTTGTTGCTCTTGCGCATTTCTTTTTAATGCTTGCTCTCGCCAATAATCGCGCTCAGCCTCAGCCGATGACGCTCTCGCAGAAAGCTTGGAAATTCTTTTTTGAAAGCCACCTATTTTTTTTGGCTTATCGTTTTTAGGCTCATTTGGTGAATCTTCACCTTCCGTGCCTTGTTCTTCTGAATCATTTTCAGCGGTGTCCGAATCCTCTGATAGGTTTTCATCTAACTCATCTTGATGAGCAGACGCGGATTTGTTCACATCGACTTTATTGTCTGGTGTGTTTTCTGTACTCATGGCATTTCTCCATAGGGTTGACTCGGTGAGGCCCCACCGATAGGTTGTTGTTCATAATTTTCGTTTTGAGTCGCATCCTGATCAGGGACAAACTCGTTAAAATTTGATTCATTATTTTCATTGTCGAATGGTTCATTGATATCGAGCAGGCTCAATCGTTGTTTAATATCTGCAAGCTCAGCCGCCAGAAGTTGATTTGCTGCTTGTCCTTGAAGTTTTAATTGCTCGATAACAAGATTGTTTTGCATCTTTGCAAATTCAATTCTCTCTTTAGATTCAATTTCCATTGATTTTGTTTTTTCGCGCTCATTTGCTTCGTTTAACTTTTCAGTTAATGCTTGAATCATTTGATCCATTTGCTGCATTTGAGCTTGAACTTGCGGAGGTATTGGCTTTTGTTCTGGATCATCAGCGATACCAGGAGGTAGAGTTTTCTTTAATCTCTCAGCGATGTCGCTAGCTCCTGGCCAGTCCATATTTTTGATGATTAAATCAGGTGCAGATTGCATGACTTGAGGTACGTTTTTAGAAATCTCAAGCATTGATTGTTGAGCCTCTTGACGTTTAGTCGCAAAGCCTGGACCTGTTTCACAAGTCACATCATATTTACCAATGCTAAAATCAAAATGCTTTTCTTCACCTTTGTAGTTGAACAGCTCATTGATTTTTACGATTTCACCTTGATTATCTTCACCTAAGATACGAACTGCTTGAGGCGCATCGTAAACAATAGGGATGATATCAACTAGAATTCGCCCAGTGTGTTTGATTGAAAGATTTAAATTGTCAGTGAAGTGGAAGTTATTTCTCTGTGCTTGTTGAGCACGAGAGTTAATCGCAAGACCTGATTGCTCATTTGATTTATTGCCCATTGCTGCATCAGTGACACCAGAAGTATTTTTGATATCTTCTGAAGCAAGCATTGAAGCTTGAACCATGGACTGAATCGGTGGCTCAAACGTTTGTCTTTGCGGAGGTGGAACTAATTGACCTTCATGAGTTGTCGGCTTGTAAATCAAATAAGGATAATTCTTATGATTTACATTTCTCCACATTGGAGCGTATTCTTTTGGAATTTGCCCTTCAGCTGCTATAAACGGAGTTTTTGGCGCAAGAGTGATTGTCTCTGCCTCTGTAGACTTCAAATAATTATACATTCTTTGAGAATCTTTAGAGTGTCTGACAACTGACTCGATGATGACTTTTCCATTAATGTCATGTTCATCACCAATGACTTTTACAATCGGGATGTATTGACCTGGAAAAGTGCCCTCATCTAAAATTTCTAGACCGTTGGTTTTGTACCATTTGATGATAGGAATTTTAGTTTTTCTTCTGGTTTTAATTTGTGGCATTACGCCAGACAAGGCAGCTTTTTGAATGTATTCTTCAAATTCACTTTTAAGAACAGATTCACCGTTTTCTAAAAGTAAAAGCTCATCGTCTTTGAATTCTTTTGTGAAATATTCAGCGATTCTGCAAGAATTCTCAGTGATCCAGCCTGGTATGTCTCTGCCTTCTAAGATAAAATTTGCAGCTTTTCCAAGCTCCGTTTCGCCGTACTCTTTTTTGTACTCATCGTGAGAAATATCATCGAAGATAAATCCCCAATTAGCATCAGAGCCGTCGCGTTCTTTGTGAAATGGATCAAGTAAAACAGAGTTTGGATTTCTAATCCTTTTAATTAAGACCTTTTGCTTGAATGAAGTAGGGGATTCATACTCTGTAATGATTCGCCAATATCCATAGGATCTTTTAACGGCATTATCAAAAGCAGTGTCATAAGCGATTTCTGCATTTGATTCGTTTTCGATTTGTCTGATCAAACCTTGAAGAATCTTAGCTGTTAACGGATCAGCTTTGTCATCTACTGGATATACTTTAATTGCAGGCCTATTGAGTCTTTGATCATTTGTGACGTTTCTAACAGTTTGCGGACATCGATTGATGGTAATTACAGGACGGCCTTCAGATTCTCTTGTGTTCTTGATATTCTCTGGCCACTGTTCACCAGCGATGAATTTAATATCTTCGTCGCCAAGGTTTCTAGAGTCACGAGTCGCCTCCTCAGCTTCAGAAAAGCGAGAAATTGCCGTTGCCAGAATATCTTTAACATCTACAGTATTTTCTTTTGATTCTTCTTTTTCTTGGGTTTGATCCACGAGATCAGTTTGTGGCGAGAAAAAACTATAGGAAACTTATAGAAATTAAATAGATTCTGAAGGTCTTGAAATGGGGGAAATGATGTGATGAGATTAAAGCTCGGGTATTTGTTTGGACATGAATACACTCCTATTTGACCAGAATGTTATGAGCGTTCTGGTTTTTTTCATTTGAATTAATTTAAAAATCGAGCAAATCATCCCATCCAGCC